GTTGCCGGTGCGGCGGTAGGCAGTGAACGCCTGGCACGGCGGCGAGGCGTGGACCGCGTCGAACCCGTCGAGCGGGAACGTGAGGGCGTCGGCCCGGTGGAACTCGAACGGGTAGTGCGGCTGGGGTTCGATGTCGACGCCGACCACCTCGAACCCGGCCCGGGCATAGCCCATCGCCGCGCCCCCGGCCCCGCAGAACAGGTCCAAGAGGCGGGGCATCAGAGCCCCCTCAGCCCGGACCGCTCCCGGCGCGCCGCCCGGAGCTCGGAGCGGATGGCCCCCACCCAGCGTCGGCCGGTCTCGATGTGCTCGTCGGTGAGGCCGGTGGGCGCGGACGCGTCGGGGTGGCGCGGGACGGGGCGCGGGTCGGGGCCCGGCGCCGGTTCGGGGGCGACCGCACCGCAACGCCTGCACGCCTCGCCGGGCAGGACGTGACCGGAGCAGTCCAGGCAGGTGCCGATCTGGCCGTAGCGGAGGGTCACGGCGCGGGCCTCGGTGCGTCACCCGGCATCGGCCCACTCCCTCAGTCGGGTTTCGAGCGGTTCCCAGATCGCGTCCTCGCCGTGGTCGCGCCACGCCTCGAAGGCGTCATCCCACAGGCCGGTCCAGTGCGAGTAGCACGGGAGCTGGCCCATGAGCAGGCATCCGCCCGGCCCGGCGACGATGTCGTGACCCTCGAAGTGCGGGGCGGCCGAGTGGAAGTCGGTGCCGCTGTTGCGCGGCTCGGTGAAGTCTGAGGGGAGCGGGGTGCCACGGATGCTGAGCCCGTCGAGGTACTCCCCCGTGCTGATCTCCTGGCTGATCGCGACGCCCAGGTCCGGCAGGCGCAGCCCGAACACCAGCCTCCGTGAGCCGATGCCGTGGGAAGCGCCCCCCGTGTGCGTCACACAACGGAACGGCCCACGTCGCCGGATCATCCGGTCGCGCTCAGACCATTCGGTCTCCCAATCGGGGATGTCGGGGCAACGGATCATCCGGTCGCGCTCAGACCATTCGGTCTCCCAATCGGGGATGTCGGGGCAACTACCCATCGCTGTTCGCCCATCTCGTGAGCCCCCCGCACTTGGCGCACTTCCGGAGCTGCCCGTCCCGGTTGTCGACCAGGCGGCGGGTTTCGGTGTGGCCGCAGTGGGCGCAGGAGGGCCAGGTGGTGGGGGTGTCGAACAGGGTGTCGGTCATAACGCCTCCCCGATGCGCTTGATCGAAGGGAGGGCGCGGAGGCGTGCCCGGGCTTCGGCGAGTGCTTCCCGCTTCACGTCGTCGGATGCGGGCTCGACCGGGTCCAAGTGCTCGGGCAGTTCGGCGGGTCGGTGGTACGGCAGGCCGGTGGCCTCACGAGCGGTCTTGGCGATGAGCCCGACGGTGGGCGGGAAGTCCCGGCCGTCCTCGGCGATCTTGCGGACGGCGGCCTCGAGCCGGTCGGGTGCGATGCCGTCGAACAGGTCGTGCGCGCCCACCTTCCACGACTCGGTAACCTCGAAGGTCGGCCAGTAGATGGCGAGCCGGGCGGCGACTCGGGCGACGGTGCGGGCGTCGGTCATGCCGCGCCCTCCAGCATCCGGGCGATCTGTTCGCGGTTGCGGGCGTCGCGGGCCTGAGCGGCGGACGGACGGCCGTTGGTGGGGCGGGCTTCGGCGGGGATGCCGTTGAGGTAGTCCCGCCATCGGTCGTTCGGCCCGTAGAAGGTGGCGCCGTGCATCGTGTAGGACTGGTCCTGACCGGCGCGGGCCTGGGCGTAGTGGAGGGTCGCGGCGAGCAGGTCGTCGGGCGGGATGCCAGCGCGGACCCGGGCCTGCCATGCCTTCTCGGCCTGCTTGCGGGCGAGCTTGCGGGGGTAGTGCTCCCAGCAGTCGTCGAAGGTGGCGCTGCGGGTGGCCGGCAGGCGGTCGGCGCGCGAGGGTGGTTCTAGGGATGGTTCTAGGGACGGTTCATGGACGGTTCTAGAGGACGGTTCTTGGGGGGCCAACAGTGGCCCCTCGTCGGCGCAGATGTCCCCTCGTCGTGCGCCAGATGTCCCCTCGTCCGCGCCAGATGTCCCCTCGTGAGGGGGGCCAGAATGGCCCCTCGTCGTGGATGTCCCCTCGTCGAGCGCGACGGCGAACAGAGGAAGCTCGTAGTAGTTCGTGCGAGCCCGGCCGACTGCGGCACCCTCCCTGTAGCCGACGGTCAACTCGCCCATCTCGGCGAGCGCGACCACGCACCGCTTGACCGTTCTGACGGACACGTGCGCCTCGGCGGCGATCTTCTCCTGCGAGGGCCAGGCGTTGCGCCCGTCGGCGTCGCAATGGTTGGCGATCGCCAGGAGGACGAGCCGAGAGGCAAGCTCGGACTCGGAGTGGTCGAGCACCCAAGCCATCGCTTGGACGCTCATCGTGTACGGTCCCTATCCATCGGCGGTGCGCCTCCTTGGGAGCGTCTGAGGACGTGGTGGGCCTCGGAGCCCCAGCCCTGGCAGACGTCGGGGATCGCGGCCTCGCAGCGGCCACCGGAGCGGGCCATCACCTCGAGGCGGGCCTTCGCCAGCTGGGGGCTGCGGGCGCGCCGTCTGGGCGACACCGGGCGCAGGGGGACGCGCCTGCGGAGAGGGCCGCCGCGCTTCACGGGAGCCACCTCCCCAGCACCAGCGCGCCCAGGAGGAACCCGGCCACGATCAGCAACGTGACCGCGTAGTCACGGGCGCGGAGAAGGCGGTTCACCGCAGCCCTCCCGTCGAGTCGATGAGCCGCTCGAAAGCGGCCTTGGTCTCCAGGTACTCCGGGTCCTTGGTGTCGATGGTGCGGGCCGGCCACTCGTAGCCCTGGTCGTCGGTCAGGACCGGGGGGACCGGGTCGTAGCGGTGGTCCTCGGAGCCCTGGCCGGGGCAGACGCGGGGCGCGGAGAAGGGGCGGCGCTGCCACATCACGCGGCCTCGGGATCGACGGGGGGCGGGGTGGTGCGGTGCAACGGCGGATGGACCGCGTCCCCGCCCCCCGTCGAGGACTTGAGCAGGGTGCTGATCGAGGTCTCGTCCCGCTCGACGCGTACGGGGATGTGCGGCGGCCCCCACACCCCGGTCGGCCCCGGTCTGAGCGCCAGGTCCCAGGAGCCGTCATCCCAGCGGGTGACCAGCACCTGGCCGTCGTCGGTGTCGAACACGGCGCGCTCAGCCACGATGAGCCGCCTTGTACCGGTAGACCTCCACACTGCTCGCCTCCACCCATTCCGTGCGGGCGATGCCCGGGCGCTCCACCTTCGGGTTGGACCCCGGCGGCGGGATGTAGACGACGGGCCGGGTCCAGACCCCCGGCCGGGTCTCCTTGAACTGAGGCTTCACTCGAAGGGCCTCCCCGGGTCCTCGTCGGTTTCGCCGGCAGCGGGAGCGGCCGTGTCCCCTGAGGAAGTGCTCCCGCTGCCGGGCGACTCGCTGTCCGCGCCCTCCTCCTGCTTGGTGAGCGCGTCGAACAGCACGAACTCGTCGGGGGAGCGGGCGTACAGGTGGGTGCCGAGCCCGATCCGGGCGCAGCACCGCTTGAGGGCGTCGGACATGGCGTCCTTGAGGCGAGCGCCGTCGTGCGGCCAGTTGTGCGGGTCCTCGCAGTCCCCGGCCTCCTCGATCGCGACCCGCTCCCCGTCGATGGTGACGGTCAGGCGGGCGATGACCCCGACTACGGCGTTCTCGAGGGCCGGCCGGCCCTCCTTCGCCCGCTTGCTGTTGCCCTGCGGGTTCGGGCTGATCGCGTCGACGTGACCGCGGAGCACCTCGACCCGCTCGAAGCTGTAGGCGCCGAGGTGGAGCAGGAGCCGCTGGGTGTAGAGGTGGTGGGCGACGTAGGACCCGCCCCCGGACGGGTTCTCGTGGATCACCCGCTTGGGGAAGGGCATCGCCAAGGTGCGGAGCTGGGTCACAGCGGCCACTGGTCCTTCGGGGTGGCGTCCAGCACGGCGACGACCAGGGCGGCGGTGAGGGCCTCGTCACCGGAGCAGGCGACCCCGTGGCCCTCCACCGGCACCCCCGAGACGTGGCGGCGCCTCGCCCCGTCGCCGGCCTCAACGAAGCGGGCCACGTCCCGGCTGTGTGTGCTCACTGGATCACCACCGACACGCGCCCCGGGGACGAGGCGCAGAACTCGTCGGGGTCGATGCCCCGGTCCCGCAGAGCGGTGACCCGGGGGGCGCCCAGGTTCCAGACGTGGAGCACCCGGGCGAGGTCCTGGGAGCAGGACAGCGGCTCGCCCTTGATCTCAGCCCTGCCGTCGTCGGAGGGCGCGGCCTCCCCGGTCTCGGGGTCGGGTCGGCACCGGGAGTCGAGTACGGCCCGCACGAGGGACCGGGTGTCCCACTCGGTGCGGTCCCTACCTCGCCTCACCTGGGCAGTGCGGCCGTCGGGGAGCTGGTGCCCCTCTTTGCTCAGGTGCTCGGCCAGGAAGTCGGTCAGCACCCCCTCCCAGTCCTTGAGGGCGTCCTGGGCGTCACGGAGGGCGACGAGGTCGGCGAGGGCCCCGTCGATGTCGGTGGGGGCGTCGGCCTCGTAGACGAGCGCGACCCGGTCCTCGGTCAGCACGCCGCCGCTCACGCCGCGTCGTCCCTGACCCGGTCCACGGTCGCCCGGTCCACGAACCGGACCACCGCGGGCAGCAGCACCGACCGGTAGCCGCGTCCGGGGCCGGCGTCCACCAGCGCACGGAACGACCCGGGCACCGGCCCGCCGACCACCTCCTCGACGACGACCCGGTAGGCGGCCTGGTCCTCCACCCACACCATGTCGGTGCCGGGACGGAGCGCAAGTGCGGGCTTGCAGCCGGTCACTCGTCAGGCTCCTGCCACGAGGACGGGCGGTAGTCCTCAGGCACCGAGCAGTCACCCTCCTGGCAGGGCGTGAAGTAGGTGCACTGGAGTTCGGCCGGGAACAGGCGGTCCTCGTGCCGGATCAGCCCCTCGATCGGGTACTCGTGCAGCATCATCGCGAGGATCACCGGGCAGCCCGCCGAATCGTCCTGCTCGTCGTCGGCGACGTGGGAGAAACGGTGGTCCTTGGCGCAGCGGTCGCAGTTCTCCGCCTGCCACATCATCCCCATCGTCCCGTTGCTGATGTAGGTGCTCACTCGGTTTCCCCCCGGGCCGGAGGACCGGACAAGGACCCCGGCCCGGGGGTGCCGTCGACAGCGGGAGAGGGAAGGCGGCCGCTGTCAGCGATCACGATGCGGTGGCCTTCGGCGGCCATCCGTTCGAGGAACGCGCCCAGAGGCGACGCGTCAGGGGCCGGGGCCCAGCGGTCGGTCATCAGGCGGCGTCCTCGGTGCGGAACCGCTGGCAGTTGCGACACCCGGGGGTCCCGCAGTCGCGGTTCTCGTGGTGGGCGGCTGCGATCGTGTCGCCCCGGAGCAGGTTCTCCCGGCGAGTGACCGGCTCCAAATGGGAAGGCCGGACGCAGCGACGGTTGCGGCAGACGTGGTCGAGGTCGAGCCCTTCGGGGATCGGCCCGACGTACAGCTCGTAGGCGAAGCGGTGCGGATAGACCAGGCGCCCGTCGACATGGAAGCGGCCGTAGCCGACGCCGTTCTCACCGGCGGTCCACTCCCAGCAGTCCTCGGGCTGGTCGCCGTGGATGGCGACCTTCGTCATGAACCGCTCGTAGGAAGGGGCGTTCACGACGCCGCCTCGTCGGGCTGGGCGAGGCGCTCAATGTCCTCGATGCGGTAACGGTTGCCCTTGCCGCCGGGGAGCTTGATGACCGGCAGGCGGCCATCTCGGGCCCACTTCATGACGGTTGCCTCGGTCACCCGGAACGCCTCCGCCACTTCGGCGGTGGTGAGGAGGGTGTGAGCCACAAGTCGGCATCCTAAGCATGCTTAGAGCAGCCGTCAAGGACTTAGTTATCCACAGGCCCCTTGTGGATTCCCTGTGTTTGCTTTACGCTGCCTACGTTCTCACCTTGAGGGGAGGTGAAGTTGAACATGACAGCAGTTGAACCCATCATTCCGGAGTGGTCTCTCGGGGAGCGCATGGCGAAGGCCCGTCGTGACGCTGGCTACGACCAGCGCCGAATGGCCGAAGCCGTAGGCGTGAGCGCATCCGCGATCGCACAGTGGGAGACCGACCGGTCCCGGCCCCGGGACCTGCTCGACCTCGTGAACCGGTGGTCCGAGGTGACCGGCGTCAGCCGGGCATGGCTCCTAGGAGTGATCGGAGCAGAAGATCACCCCGGGTCAAGAACTGGAAGTGTTTCAACCCTCGCCGTCACCACCAACCCCGACCCGCACCTCGAGCTGACGCTCCCTTTCGACCGGCAGCTGGCCGCCGTCTAGATTCTCCCATCGCGTCGGGCGTGAGGTGACGGCATCGGGACAACGGAAACGGTGGTGCCGTGTCGGCCGTCCAAGCCTTCCTCGCTGACTGTCGCCTGCGGAACCTCCAGCCCACCACCATCACCCAGAAGCGACGGGTCCTGGCCCGCCTCGAGAGGGCGGCAGACCCGCCCACCGCCACCACCGACGAGCTACGGGAGTTCCTGGGCCGCCCCATCCAGCCCGAGTCCCGGGCGACCGAGCTGGCCCACCTGCGGACCTTCTACCGGTGGATGGTCCTCAACGGTCGCCGCGGCGACGACCCGACGCTCCCCATCCCCCGGCCCAAGGTCCCCCGCCGGCTGCCCCGCCCGATACCCGAGGGGGACCTGGCCGTGGCGGTCGCCTCAGCCGGGGCCCGGGTGCGGCCCATGCTCGTCCTCGCCGGGTGGGCCGGTCTACGGGCCAAGGAGATAGCGGGGCTCCGCGGCGAACACATCCAATGGCACCTCGCCCCGCCCGTCCTGGTCGTGGAGGAGCAAAAGGGCGGCGACACAGCCTCGGTGCCTCTCGGCCCGTTCGTGGTCGAGACGATGGCCGGCCTGCGCGACGGGTGGGCGTTCCCCCGGCTCGACGGGAGGGACGCCCCCGTGCCCCCGCACATGGTGTCCAAGCTCTGCAACGACCATCTCCACAGCCTGGGGATCAGCCACACGCTCCACTCGCTGCGTCACCGGTTCCTCACACAGGCCTACCTGGCGTCCGGCCGTGACCTGCGCCTCACCCAGGAGCTCGCCCGACACCGCTCCCCGGTCAGCACCGCCCTCTACACCTGGGTCGACCGAGACGAGGCCGCGGCGGTGGTGGCTGCCATCCCTGTAGGGAACTGACGTTCTATGGGATACCCCTGGAGGGTACGCTTAGGGCATGGCGACGACCAGAATGAGTCGCCTGGTGGTCGAACGCCACGGCGACGGTCACCCGATGTACGCCGTCGAGCTCCAGGTCGACGGCGAGCTGCGGGACCGGACCGCGTGGTTCGACAACCCGGCGACCGCCATCCTCGAGGGCGAGCGCATGAAGAAGGTGTGGCGGCAGGAGCCGATGGCCGCCTGAGCGCGGCCTTGCTGGCCCTGGTCGTCATCGCCGGCTGCTCGGGCGGGCCCTCGGCCCAGCCCACCACCACGGTCCCGCAGCCGGAGACGTGCTGGTTCGACACCCGCGACCGTCCCCTGCCCGACTCGGCGCGGGAGGTGTGCCACGCGCCCCGCTCCGCGGACGTGGTCAGCGAGGAACGCCGGGACGGCTCCTGGCGGACCACCGTCGTCTGGTAGGATCGGGTTGCCGCCTGTGGTGGGCGGCGTCCCTAGCGAAAGGTGAAAGCGATGTACGAGCACTTGAAGGACTTGCCCGACGGCTCGTTGACCCGCCGAGAGGTGGCGATCCTCGTGGACGCAGCGAACGCGGCGGAGCGGGAGGTCAGCGCCTTCGGCGATCGAGTCCGCGGTGCGCTGCTCGGGTTCGGGGGCTTCTTGCGCTGCGAGACCTGCGGCACGACCCTGGACCTCGGCGACCCCGGCGAGCACGTGAGCCTCGGCTGGCCCAGCCACTGCGGCTACACGATGCGCTGGTGGACCCAGAGCCAGATCGACGCAGGCGAGGTCCCGGAGATCGCTTCCCGCTAGGGACGCGAACGGGGGCCGCCTCACCACCCTCGCTACCGCGGGGCGAGGGGGCGGCCCCCACCCCAAAAACGTGAAGAACCCCCCCTCCCCGGGCAGGGAAGGGGGGAGAGGGGGTCCTTCGATCACGGGGCGGTCAGGCGGCGCGGGGCTTGATCGGCCAGACTCCGTACTGATTGACGACGTAGCCCTGTTCTGCCAGGTGCCGCCGAGTGTGATCAGCACCGTCGTGATGGCCGGGCGGGGGGCTGTTAGCGCAGCGCCCCCGCCACTAGGACCACGATTCTACCGGTAGTAGGCTCCGCAGACGGGCCACGCGCCGAGCCCCTGACCTTGTGTGCGGACCCGTTCGGCGATGGACGCTGTCAACTCTCGGGACTGGCCGAGAGGGTCACCGGGCCCGCCGTAGGCGTTCCAAGTGGCCCGGCTGAACTGGAGCCATCCCCGGTAGGTGCCGGAGGGGGACACGGCGTAGATCGAGTCTCCGCTCTCACAGTTGGCGACGAGCTGCCAGTGCCAGACGAGGCTTGATGATGAAGCTGATGACGAACCCCGCAGGTAGCGGAGCAGGCGCTGCATCTCGGCCCGCATCTGCGCCATCGGGTGGCGGTGGTGGTGGTGGATCCAGTGCCAGCAGGCCATCCACTCGCCGGTCCCGAACCGGGCGTAGCAGCCCTGCCCCGAGGGCGGGGGCTGCGGGTTGGGGGTTCCGGGCGGGGCTGCTTGGGCCGGGGTCGCGCAGAGACCGACGCTCAGGGCGACGGTGAGGGCGAGGCCGGCCAGAAGGCGGCGCAAGTCAACGGGTGCTCCTTGTGGGGCAGTGGGGTTGGGGTACGCTTCGGGTGCTGCCTGTGGTGGGCGACGTCCCTAGCGAAGGGGTAAGCGGTATGGCCGAGATCCTCGAGACCGTCGAAGCCGTCAAGCAGTGGCTAGACGAAGCACCTCAGCGACATCAGCGGGCGAGCAAGATTTCGTGCTCCTGCGGGTGGCGGGGTGACATGCTCAAGAACTGGGAACCGGTGCCGTGGGAGCAGCACTACGACCCTGCGGTGCTGGGGGACTTGACGGAGGTTCTGGGGAGCCAAACCAGTGACAGCAACGGCCGGGTGTCGTGCGCTCAACTGGAGATCGACCTCTACGCCACCATCGATGCTGCGTACGAGACGGAGCACGATCTCCTCGACGCCCTAACCGAGATCGCGTGTGGCACCAAGGACCCCGCGACGACCGCCGCCACTGCAGTCACCACCGCTCTCCCGAACAGCATTTGGGCAGAGTGGATCAAAGTCGCTTCCCGCTAGGGACGCGAACGGGGGCCGCCTCACCACCCTCGCTTCCGCGGGGCGAGGGGGCGGCCCCCACCTAGTTCGAGTAGCGCCCGATCCGGCGCAGGAGGTGGTCGGCGACCGCGATGACGGCCGCGCCGAGGGAGAGTCCGATGGCGGCGCCGAGGATCGCGGCCTTGACCGGCCAGGCGTCCTCCGCTGCGGTCACGGGTCGATGCCCTCGACCACGAGCCGGTTGGGGAGGGCCGGGCAGGCGAAGTCGTTGGGGGCGTCCGACGCGTAGGCGGCGAGCCCGATGCGGCGTCCCGCCATCTCCGCGGCGGCTGCGCCCTCGGTCCTCAGCGTGGCGAGGTCCGGGTCCTCCTGGGAGGCGGCGTCCGCGACCGCGGCGAGGAACCGCCCGGCGTGCGCGTCGTAGGTGGCGGCGTAGTAGGAGGCGCACGCCTGCACCCGCAGGTTGCGGTCGGCCTCCTCGTCGCGGGTCGCGGCCTGGTACCACAGGACGAGCACCATGACCGCCCCCAGGGTGATGAACGCCCCCCAGAGGGTGCGGAGCCACGCCACCCAGCGGGGCATCTGGATGACCTCGCCGGGCCGGCCGAAGAACCGCCTAGGCATGGTGGCGCCTTTCGTGGTGGAGGAGCAGATGGCGGGCCCCGAGCGCCAGCCAGGCGACCAGCCAGAACGCCCAGAACGACCACGGCACCGACGACGCCGCCGCACCGACCGCGGCACCGGCCAGCCAGAACGCTGCCGCCACCCCGGCCTGGTCGACGGCGTGCAAGTGGCCCATCAGGTCACCGCTGCCACCGGTCGAGGAACGCCCCCACGAACGCGCTCCCGAACATCATCGCCACGAACGCGCCGACGAGGATCGCCTGCGGCCGGGGAGCCACGACGGTCTGATGGACGACCCCGGCGAAGCCGAGGAAGAACGTCGTGATGTCGCGCAGCTTGGGGCTCACGTCCGCCGGTCCCCGTCCACACGGCGCCCGTCCTCAGTCCCCGAGAGCGTCGAGATCGGCCTGGATCTCGTCGAGCTCCTTCTGGAGGTCGGAGTCCTGGCCGGCCTGCGCGGGGATGACCCCGGCGTCCACGAGCCGCTGCCGGGTGCGCTGCTCGGAGCGGAGCACCCGGCGGGTGGACGTGAGGATCAGCCTGCGGGTGTCCTGCTCGGCGTCGAGCAGCTCTCTGATGTCGGCCACGGTGAGCCCTCCTCCTGTGAAGCGTTCGGCGGTCGCCGGGGGGACGATCACCTCGAAGTGCATGGCGTCCTTGTTGCCCGAGTACCGGCCGCCCCACCGCAGGACCGGCTGGCCGTCCACCTCGAGGGCCTCGATGTCGCGGATGGCGTCGGGGGGCATGTCGGTGCGGAGGACCGGCCCGTAGGGGTTGGTGGTCCAGTTGTGGTCCACCGCGATGCCGTAGGCGTGGAGGCTGTAGCCGGTGCCTCCGGTGATGCGCCGGCAGTTGTAGGCCCCGGTGTCGGCCCGGCGGATCGGGTAGCCGTGGTCGGCCCAGATCGCCTCCACGGCCCGCCAGATGGGGACGGTGCGGGAGTCGACGGTGATGCGGGCGCCCAGCCCGCCGTAGTCGATGGTGACGAGCCGCGACGACTGGCAGGCCGGGTCCCACCAGGCGCGCACCTCCGAGGTGGTGGTCACCCGCAGTCCTCGCAGGGGAGCGCGTCGAGGGGGGTGAGGCCCTTGCCGCCGTCACCGACGGGCATGTCCACCGACAGGTCGTCCCCGGCGAAGAACCGGGCCAGGTCCGGGTCGTCGTCGCCGAGGGGGAGGTCCCGGCCGGGTTCCTGCTCGGGCATCAGGACACCAGCGACGCGGAGTCGGGGGAGCCGGTGAACTTGGCGAGCGCCGCCTTGATGACGGCGAGGCCGGCGATGACCCCGGCGAGGAACGCGGACTGGACCCCGGACAGGTCGACGTGGGGCTGGTGGCCGGGGAGCAGGTCGATGACGCCGGGCGCGGACAGGCCGCCGATGAACGCTTCGAGGAAGGTGGCGACGGTCCGCTCGAGGGTGTCGACGAGCCAGGGCTTGGACATTGGGGCCTCCTAGTGCTGGGCGGGTTCGGTTTCGAGGGCGTAGTCGGTGGCGTGGAGGACAGGGTTCACGAGCTGGACCTCGATCAGGTCGAGCAGGAGGTGGCAGGTGTTCCCGGCCAGGCACGACACGAAGGCGAACGGCTGGTAGCCCTCGTCGGTGTCGAGCGGGACGTTGGTGTCGTTGACGTAGGGGCCGGACCCGTCGACCCAGAACGCGGCCCACTCGCCGGAGATGGCGACGATGTCCACCCAGAACCACGTGTCGGCGACCGGGGTGTAGTCGGAGGTGTTCGACGTCGAGCTGGTGCCCTTGGTGGTCCGGTAGACGAGGGAGGACCCAGCCGCGGCGTAGAGGATGTGGGCGCCCACGTCGGTCGCAGAGGCGGCCCCGGCGTCGGTGACGTTCGAGTTGCCGAGCCCGAGCCGGAAGGCGGCGCTCTCGTTGCTGACGAAGTCCCCGTTGATCCGCGCCCTGGCCGAGAACCAGACGCCGTAGCCGTCGGAGGGCGCGTTGATGGCGTTGTTCTGCCCCCGGATCCGGGCCGAGGACGACGACGGGGCGAGGAGCCTGCGGGCCCCCCCGCAGCCCGCGCCCGGGTTCCCGAACGCGTCCGTGGAGCCGGTCCCCGTCGCCGAGAACCCCCAGGCGATGTCGCTCGTGACCGTGGCGGTGGTCACCGAGTCGGCGGTCGTCGGGATCATGAAGTCGTCCCGCACCAGCACCCGCCGGTCGCCGATCGGGCCGAGGCACAGGTAGGTGAGGTCCCCGTCCAGCGCGACGGTCGACAGCGGCCACGGCGGCGTGCCGAGGTAGGTGGCCTCCACCGTCTCGCCGGTGTCCATCACCACGTTCACGGCCCGGTCCGCCCGGTTGATCGACGTGACCACCCCGCGGGCGTCCATCAGAACTCGTCCACGTCGGCGATGTGCCGCAGCCGGTGCGTCATCTGGCCGGTCCCCTTCTCCGCGACGAGCACGAGCGTGAACTGGTCCTCGAGGTACAGGCGGCCGCCGTCGAGGTCCCGGTCCCCGTCGAAGGTGACCCCGATCAGGTCGTAGCCCTCATGGGTCGGCCACGCGAGGCTGGGGGTGGTGACCCGCTCATAGGAGGTGATGCGCTCCTGGAGCACCTTGCGGGCCTGCGCGTCGAGCGCCTGCTGGGTGGCGGCCACGTCGTTGTCCACCACCAGGTCGACGAACAGGCCGATCTTCGCCTCCGACAGCGGGTGACCCGGCAGCACGCTGTTGGCGTCCGCCACCCCGACCGTCAACGGCGCATCCGCGTTCCCGCCCCCGGCGGGCTGGGTGGACTTGGAGCGGGCGAACACCCGGTTGGCGATGCCGGCCGGGTCCCGCTCGATCTGGACCGGCACCAGCATGATCCCGTCGTCGCCGGTCGCGTACGTGTGCTCGGCGGTGGCGGTCTGCAGGTTCGCGGCGGGCTCGGCGATGGGGAGGCCGTCGGGGTCGAACCAGACGTCGTAGTAGCCGAGCCCGTCGCAGAGCTGGTTGACGATGTCCTGCCACGTCGTGACCGTCGTGTTGTACTTGATCTGGGTCGTCGTCCTGCCCCGCGGGTTGCGGGTCTGGCGGGCCACCGAGTTGCGGCGGACCGACCACGTCAGCGTGTCGGTGGAGGTCTGCTCGGAGGGCGTAACCCCCGACAGGTCCTCGAACCCGGCCGACAGCAGGGCGTTGCGGATCCCGGTCGTCAGCTCCACCCCGCGGGTCAGCTGGAACGGCGTGACCCCCGGGCCGGTCAGGTCGAGCACGTGGCTGAGGTCCCCGAGGGTCAGCTCCCACGTCTCCGCGGAGACCCCGTCGAGGTCGCGGTCGGGCTGCTGCCACAGGTAGACGCCCTGCGCGTACTCGGCGAACCCGCCGTCGGGCATCCGCACCCCGAACCAGGCCTTCACCCGGTAGCGGAACAGGGCGTCCGCGAGGTCGTCGTTGGGGCGCATCGACAGGGCGAGGGAGCCCTTGATGGCCCGGGTCGAGTCGAACGTGCGGGTCGCGGACAGGACGTAGTCGGAGATGTCCCCGGCCACGTCCAGGTTGCGGTCGAGGAGCTCGAAGCGGGCCTGGTAGACCGGGTTGTCGGAGCGGAGCACCGCCTCCACCTCCGCGGCCGTGTAGGCGTCGGTGGTGAGCGTCCTCACGCCCAGCGGTCCAGGTCGCGCAGCGGCCACGGGACCCCGCGGGTCGGCGGGGCCGAGACGGCGGTGGCGGTGTGGCCGTAGCCGGACAGGTCGGTGAAGCTGGTCGAGATGCCGTCCCAGCAGCGGTTGTCGCGCAGGTCGACGAACAGGACCGCCCCGCCCGGCATCCGGTAGCCGGGCACGCCGAGCAGGTACTTCGCCGCCGCGGCGTGCTCGGCCGCGGTGAGGACCCGCAGCCACAGGGCGAAGGACTGGAGCGGGGCGACGGCCATGAACCCGGACGCACCGCCGTTGTTCGCCCCGGCGATGAGGGCGATGGCGTTCGAGATGGACCCGTGGGTGACCGAGGCGGTGGCGACGGAGGTGCCGTCCATGTACAGGTTCTGGGCGGTCCCCGACGAGTCCCCCCCGGCGACGTGGACCTTGCCGTCCACCCACGTCGCCGACTCGTACGACGGCCCGCCGGAGGTGGAGGCGCCGTGGCAGAAGAACCGGAGCGTGTTCGCCGCCGAGCGGTGGATGCTGTAGCCGGCGGAGGTGCCGATGTTGCCCTTCGTCAGCGCGTACCCCGCATCCGCGAACGCGCCCGCCACCACGACCGTGAACGCGGACGTCCCCGGGTCGAGGTCGGCGGCGTCGGCGACGGTCAGGTAGTCGGCGGACCCGTCGAGCACCACCCCGGCGGGCCGGTTGAAGCCGGCGGTCTCCGGGAGCACCTCGACGAGGGTGGCGTCCACGTCCGCGGCCGGGTTCGGGTCCTGGGAGGTCTTCGGGGTGCCGATCACCCCGTCGATCCGGTCGCCTCTCGGGGTGAGGACCGTCATCTGGCGTCCGGAGGTGGCGGCGGACCGGACCGCGTCCCCGACGTCGTCCCCCCGGTCGCCGCCCCGCCGCCACGAGATCGACCACTGGCGGGGCGGGTCCTCCGCCCGGCGGGTCACGACCGCGAACCGCCTGCCTGCGGGCCGGTACACCTCCAGGTCGTCCAGCATCGACGAGTCGATCTGGCGGACCCCTCCGAGGGGGGTGTCCAGCCACGGCGCGTCGTTGCACACCAGCCACGTCCCCGACGCCGGGGTGATCTCGACGCCGGTCGTCATGGCGGAGGAGATGGCGGACTCGAGGCCGGTGGTCGAGTTGGTGACGGTGACCGCGTAGTCCCAGCCGTCCTCGTACGGGCCTCCGGTGGTGTTCCACCCGGCGGTCCGGTCGACGAAGCTGGTGTGGCGGGCTTCGACGGTGGCGGCGGTGTAGCCGTCGGGGATGTCGTTCTCGCCGATCAGCGTCCACGCCCTCGCCGCGGCACGGCTGGCGCGCCGCCAGATCCGGTAGGAACCGAACGAGGTGGTGAGGCTGGTGGCGGACCAGGCGAGCAGGACGTTGGGCCGGTCCTCGGAGGTGCCGGCGGTGACCGTGGCGGTGAACGACCCGGGCGCGGTCGGCGACGCGATGAGGGCGGCGTCGAGGTCGTAGCGGTCCGACGCCGCGCCCGCCGCGATGTAGCTGTCGGTCTGGCCGCCCTGGGTGGCGCCCTCCACCTCCGCCGCGGTCGTCCCCGACACGGTGCCCGAGCCGGTGTCGGCCTGGTGCAGCTTCCAGCCGTAGGTGGCCTCCGACGAGAACGTGACGTTGTACTGCGTCGCGGCGGCGGTGGTGTAGGCGGCCTGGAAGGCGATGAGGACCCGGTTGGGCCCGGCGGTCGTGTCGTCGGGGTTCAGGTAGCCGGTGGCGCGCAGCGTCCCGGCGCCGCCGACCCCGGAGCCGTCCCGGAGCTCCACCTTGAGTGGCTGGTCGGGGCGGCGGAGCGGGTCCTCCCAGGCGACGGTGGCCCACACCCCGCCGTAGCTGGTGGTGGACCCGTCGGTGGTGAACTGCTGGCCGGGGGTCGTGGTCCCGCCCGACCGCTTGACGGTGACCGTGTTGACCGTCTGGTACGGCTGGGAGGGCGACTGGATGGTGGTGGACGCGTCGAGGAGGTAGGGGAGCATCCCGAGCCGGTAGTCCCCCGACACCGCGGCGGCGCCCCGGGCGAACAGCCGCAGGTCATACGCAAGGCGGTGCTCCCCGGTCCCCGCGGCGGTGTTGTCGAGGGTGGCGTTCGGGTCGGAGATGCGCCGAACCCCAAACCAGTTCGCGGACGTGCCGTAGGGGGCGCCGACCACGACGTAGTAGGAGGTGTCCGCGGAGAGGGCGGAGGTGCCGGAGAGGGTGTACTCCTTCCAGCCGAGGGTGGGCTGGCCGCCCGCGTAGTAGTAGCCCATCCGGTTCTCGGCGCACGTCCACACCCGCAGCCACTTGCCGATCAGCCGGAACCCCGAGGCGGCGAGGCGGCCCTTGACGGTGATGCCGAACGTGTCGGCGTCGGTCGAGTCGAGGATGTCGTCGACCTCGGCCGCGGTCCACGGGATGCCGGTGGACGGGTTCAGGTCCCAGGAGCCGATCAGGTCGTCGGTGACCGGGAGGTTGGTCTGCGGCTTCTGGCGGGCCGGCCCGTTGTAGGCGGTGCCGTCGATGACGAGCCGGGCGACGACCGGGACCTGGGTGCCGTTGCCGGTCACCCGCCGGACGTGGATCGTGGCGCCCACGTCGACCCGCAGGACCCGCTTGCCGGACAGCGCCCCCGAGTCGTTGCCCCGGTGCAGGTTGACCAGGGTCGCGTTCGCCGCCACCGCCGAGGTGTTCTTGTGGTAGTCGGCGGCGTCGGCCCGGTCGTCGATCTCGGTGTAGTTCGCGGTGGCCGCGCCCTCGTCCTGCCAGCCGGTGACCGTGTTGCCGGTGTCGGTGCCCGGGAAGTAGTCGGTGTAGCCGATGGTGGGGGTGAGGGTGGAGACGATCTCGAGGGCGAGGCCCGGGTTGCCGGTGACCGACTCGACCGGGACGTGCAGCGCCGAGATGGTGGGGGTGCCGGGGGAGCGGAACCGGCAGGCGTAGGCGGCCTGCCCGGACTCGACCCGCAGCAGCGCCGCGGACCCGGGCAGGTACTCCGAGCCGAGGATCGTGGGGACGTTGCTGTTGAACCCCGCCATCTAGCCGCGCCCGTTCAGGAACGCCGCGCCGTGGTCCCAGGCGTCGCGTCCCATCGCCTCGCGGGCCTGGCCGTCCCCGCGGATGAAGTAGTAGTTGTTGACCACGACCGTCTCGGTGCCGCCGCCCTGGAGGGCGCGGCGCAGCTGGTAGGTGGGGACGACGCGGCCGGACTGCGTCGGGATGAAAAGCTCGGGGCCCCGTTCCCCGACGACCGACATCTGCCACGCGGCGAGCGTGCCGCCCTCAGCGTTGTACGAGCCGCCGCCGGCCAGTGAGCCGCCGGTCTGGCCGACCGCGGCGGCGGCCTGCTGGGCGGCGGCGTAGATGCGCTGGAGGTCCCCGATCACCCCGTCGGCGCCGATCATGCGGATGAGCATCTGGATCGAGCGGGGGACGCCGTCGGTGCGCTGCCGGATCACGGCCAGCTGCTGCTGGACGGTGGTCGCGCCCGGCGCGGTCATCCGGGTCTCGTGGTGGTTCGGGACTCGGAGGATGTCGCGGGTCAGCTGGTTGAACTGGGGGCGGAGCTGGGCGGGAATGAACGCGGCGAGCGAGCTGAGTTGAGCCTGGAGCTGCCGGTTGGCGGCGGCGGCGTGATGGACCCCGTCGGCGTTGGTGGTCGCCGAGTCGGCGGCGTCCTGGAAGGCGCGGACGACCTGGACGAGGCTGTCGTTGAGGCCCAGCATCTCGCTGTTCGTGATCTGGCCGTCCTCCGCGGCCTCACGGAAGGAGTCACCGAGCGACTGGACGGCCTGGGCGGCGTTGTTGGCCGCCTCGAACTGGGTGAGGGTGTTGTTGAGCCCGGCCCAGGCGTCGTCGAGGTTCTGCACCGAGTCGGCGGCCTGCTGCGCCTCGTCCCGCACGTCCCCGAGCGCCCCGGTCGCGGCGGCGGCGCTCTGGGTGTTGAGCAGCGCCTCGTTGAGGGCGTCGAACCGGGACGGGTCCACCTCGAGGATGGCGTCCCGGATCCGTTGCACCGCTGTGACGCCTTGCTCCCCGCCGACGGTGATCAGCTGGTTGAACAGGTCGGTGAGCTGGTCGGCGTTCAGCGCCGAGAGGGCGGCGCCGACCCGGTCCATCTCGTCCGCGGTCATGCCGAGGATCCGGGTGACGTCGGAGAGGTTCTCGACGTCGATGTCGAACATGTCCGGCCCGGAGCCGGTGATCCGGTCCCACGCCTCGAACGCGCTGACCACTAGAACCGTCGCCGCGGCGAACGCGGCGAGCTCGGGGGCGGCGGAGCGGATGGCGGACACCATCTGAGGGAACCGCTCGACCATGAGCAGCACCTGGCCGACCAGGAACGACAGCCCGCCCGCTGCGGTCAGCCCGATCGCCCCGAAGGTGAGCAGCGTCCCGATCGCCGCCTGCGCGCCGGGGGTGAGCCGGCCGAACGCGTCGGACACGGCCTCGACCGGGCCGAGGAGGCTGTTGAGGGCGGTGACGACCCCGCGGCCGATCCCCTCGGCGATGTCGCCCAGGTTGTTGCCGAGGATGGCGAGCTGCCCGGAGAACGTCTGGCCCTCCTGGGCAGCGAACCCGCCCACCTGCTGGCGGAGCGCCTGCACCGTCCCCGCGAACGCGGACGCCGAGGTGGAGCCCACGTCGAACTGGCCGATCATGCGGGACAGCCCGCCCGCCGTCCCCTGCGTGGCGCGTCCCACCGCCCGGGCCGCGGCCTGCAGCGAGATGCCCATCTTGGAGGCCAGGTCCAGCACCAGCGGGGTCAGCTCCATGATCTGGTCCTGGGTGAGCCCGAACTGGCCGAGGAGGGCCTGCACGCCGATGGTGGCGTCGTCCGCGAACCGGGTGGTGTCCTGCAGGGCGGCGGCCTGGTCGAGGAACGCCTGGGTGGAGGCGCCGACGAGGGCGGGGCTGTTCGCGATCGTGTTGTGGAGCCGCTCGATCTGGAGGTCCTCCTCCTGGGCGGCCCGTGCGGCGACACCGAGCCCGGCGAGCGACACCGCACCGAACGCGGCCATCGCCACCCCCGCGGAGGTGAGGGTGGTGCCCCACCGCTGGGCGGCAGTCTCCGCCTGGCCGAGCTGGGTGCGGGCTGACCGGGCGACGGAGGCGAACTCCCGCTCCGCCTGCGCACCGTTCGCATTGATGAGAATCCGGAGGGAGTCGGTGATCGACACGTCAACTCTCCTCGGTGCTGGTCATCGGGTCGTGCAACAGGTCGCGCCACAGGGCGTCAAGGTCACCGACCCGGCACCCCTCGAGCTGGGAGGGAGGCCACCGGAACCCGGCGGCGAACACCCGGACGTAGGCCGCTACGTCCCCGAGCCTTTTGGGGCCGCCTCCACCTCGTAGGAGGTGATGGCGGCAACAGCGTCCTCGACGGTCCAGCCGCCGACCTTGTCCCGGGCCTCGTTGATCTTGAGGCCGTGCCGGTGGTGCAGGCAGGCGACCACCACGGCGATGCAGTGCTGCGCGGAGCCGGCCGGGTTCAGGTACGCCCAGGTGCCGCCCGTCTCCTGCTCGACGGTGCGGGCCTCGGCGAGGGTGAGGTCGTCCTGGGTGAACGTCTCGCCCTCGTAGGTGATCGCCCACCGCTGGGCGGTGTTGCCGTGGTTGAACCGGTCACGGCACGCGTTGATGATCTTGACCAGCGACATGTCGTAGTCGCCGGACTTGATCGCCAGGAGAAACGGCTCCGGGTCGACCCGGTCCGACGCGTCCTCCCAGGACAGGTCGTCGTCTGGTTCTGCCATGCGCTGCTGGCCTTTCTGCTCAGAGGCCGAACCCGGCCCGGAACCTGGCTCTCGTCTCGGCGTCGATCACCCGCTTCGCGTTCGCCAGGACGACCTTCTCGGCGGGGCCGGCGAAGTCCCGGCCGCGGGTGCCGGGGTGCTCGACCCGTGCCGCGGCCCACGCCCTCGAGGAGGGGGCGAGGGCCTTCCTGCGGCGGGGCTCGATCTCGTGCGGAGAGGTGGCGTTGTTCACGAGGTGAACCGGCCCCGTGTACTGCAGGATCCCCGTCGCGGACGACGATGTGCCGAACACCCGGTAGCGGACCCCGACCCGCGCGCCGCGAGCGCCGACGCCGCGCAGGCGGTTCCCGCCGACCGCGGAGGTGAGCGCGGAGACCATCACGGCCTTTCCCGCCTGGCACGCCTTGGTGACCCCGGCGCGTGGGGCACTGCCGACCGAGTGGCCGGCACGCTCGAGCCGGGCCGCCAGCTCCCCGGGGGAGCTGGACACGTCAGCCGATCTTCTGGACGAGCGAGGCGGCCTGCCAGTCCCCCGACACCGACACCGCCGAGCCGACGTCCGCCTCCGCCGAGAAGTCAAACAGGCCCGTCCCGAAGAAGTAGGGGCCGGTGTTCGCCGGGGTCGTCGGGTACAGGTAGAAGCGGCGGGCGAGGCCGTCCGAGCCGGCCGTGTAGGTCTGGGCGGTGGCGTCGTCGTACCAGCCCGAGAACGACCCGGAGGCGTCCGGCAAACCGGCCACGTAGGTCTTGTTCGAGTCGCCGATCGCGGTCACGTCCACGTTGTCCGTGGAGAAGTTGATCGACCACTTGCTGATGAACGTGACGGGCTCCGCCGCGGCGGTGTCGGACGCGATGCTGACATAGAGGCGGCCTCTACGGCCGTGCACACGAGCCAAAGGACTCTCCTTTGTTCATAGTCAGCGAGTAAGCTGACTAACGATGCCGACATGCGCTGTTGCCGAATGTGACCGCCCAGTGGTCGCACGAGGCGTGTGCGGGACGCACTACGCGTTCATGCGCCGACACGGGACGCTCCCACCGAAGACCCCTCCCGTAGAGGGGTGCTCCGTTGTGGGTTGTGAGCGAAGCCACATGGCCTTGGGCCTGTGCAAGCTCCACTACGACCGGTTCAAGAAGACCGGAACGACCGACCTGCGTAGGCGGCCATCACCAGAGGATCGGTTCTGGTCGAAGGTCGAGAAGGCGGGCCCGGATGACTGCTGGCACTGGACCGCCAGTCACAACCAGCGGGGCTACGGGACGTTCTGGTCGGGCAAGCAACCCACCCTGGCGCACCGATTCTCCTACGAACTGGCCCACGGTTCAATCCCCGAGGGGCTGACGGTGGACCATCTCTGCAACAACCCGCCATGCGTCAACCCGGCGCATCTTCGGACGGTCACGTTCGCCGAGAACAACCTCGCCAGCTCGTCACCTTCGGCCTTGAACGCCCGCAAGACCCACTGCCCCCGAGGTCATCCCTACGACGAGGAGAACACGCTGCTCATGCGGGGACGGCGCTACTGCGCCACATGCCACAACAACCCCTGGAGCTAAGCCACCCGTTCGAGCAGCCGTTTGACGTTGGACAGGAACGTGCGGTCGGCGACCGCCGCTCTCGCCTCATCGGCGATCTTCTCCCGGACCTCCGGGTGCTCCAGGTGCCACCGGAGCTTCTCGGAGAAGTCCTCCGGGTCGAAGAAGGTGGGCACCATCGGGAGGACCTCACGGTTCTCGCCTCGGGCCTCGGTCAGGTAGAAGCAGCCGCACGCGGCCAGCTCCACCTCACGGGGGCCCATCGCCCACCCTGCTTCGAGCTCGGGACGCTGCGACTCCCGGCGGTACAGGTTCGCTGAGGACTTGGCGCCCCGGTACAGGCGGGCCGCCTCCTCGTTGGGGAGGCACTCGGCGAGGTCGTGCGCCACCAGCGGCATGAGCGGCGAGTCCTCCTTCGCCCACTGCCAGTTCCCGGCGAGCAGGGCGTCGATCCCGGTCCAGTCGACCTGCTCGAAGAACCGGACCCGGGACGGGTAGCCGGTGCCGACGAAGCAGAAGTCCGACGGCTCGCCGTCGGGGCCCGGGTGGTGCACGTCGGGGTCGTACGCGTGCGGCAGGTAGATGGTGCCGGGCGGGTATCGGTCGATGTTGGTCGGGTCGTTGAGGACGTTCAGGTCGACGTGCTGGGCCCGTTCCACCTGGCGGTCGTCCTCATACGGGGACTCGGTGTGGAGCAGCACGATGGTGATGCCCCGGTCCCGGAACACGTCGAGGGTGAAGTCGTTGACGTAGAACGCGGAGACGATGAGCACCAGGTCGGGCCAGAAGTCGTACGCGGTGGCCCGCAGCGACTCGCAGGCGAGGGCGAGCGCGTCGTCGGTGGTCTGGCCGGTGGCCTTGGCCGCCTTCTCGTAGAACTCGAGCCGGTTGTCGAACTTGGCGTCGACGACCTGGCAGCCGGCCTGCCTCAGCGCCTTCGACCACCCCCGGTGGACGTCGGCGACCGAGAAGTTGGGGCCGGGCTCCACGGTGAGAACCCGCAACTGGTTGCTCCCTTGCGCTGAGGGCTAGAACCCGTCTTCGCGGCCGACCATGACCTCCGAGGTGCCGACGTAGCAGCCCAGCTCGGGGGACCAGCCGAACGCCCAGTTGGACGGCCCGTACCCGGCCCCGGTCAGCAGCAGCGAGTCGATCACCACCGCGTTGTCGATGAGGAGGTCCTGGGCGGTGGCGGGGTCGACGTCGGCGACGTAGACCCGCAGGGTGACCGTCCAGTCATACGGGGTCATGCCGGACGGCCACATCGTGACTGAGCAGGGCTTGACCCAGCCGCCCGCCCCGGGCTCGTGGGGGAACACCTTGACCGCGCCCGACGAGGCGAGGGAGGCGACCGGGTTGCCGTTGGCATCCGCGAGGAGGCCGAACAGCTCGGCGAGCGCGTTCTGGTAGGTGGTGCGGCTCACCCGATGTACACCCCGTCGAGGATCTCGCCCTGGAGGAGCGCGACGACCTTGTTGAGGAGGCCGGGGCCGAGCAGCGGGTTGAACGCCTGGTCGGTGAACGCTGCGAACGTCTCGGTTCCCGACGCCTGCTCGGCGGTCCAGATGTTGCGGAGCATCATCGCCGCGGCCTGCTTGAACTTGGCGGGGACGACCTCGGTGTTCGCGGCCCGGCCGGCGACGTAGGTGACCGCCACGTTGCCTCGGCCGGTGGCGAACGGGTAGTCGGTGTTGTTGGAGCGGCGGCGGAGGGTGCCGGAGGTGATGGTGCCGGCCAGGCCGTCGTGCAGGTAGTTGGAGGTCGCCTTGGCGGCGTTGGTCTCGGCCGTCAGGGTGGTGGCGGTCGTGTAGTCGTGCTCGGTGACCGAGGTGATGCTGTAGACGGGCCGGTGGTCGAGGCGGATCGTCCAGCAGCCGCCGTCGTGGACCTCGGAGGTGATCGTCCTCGTGCGGACCGGGCCGCACATCTTGTCGAGCTGGCCCGACACGGCGGTGATCAGCGAGCGCAGGTACTCGTCGGTGTTGGTGTTGGTCTGGGCGAGCCCGATCGCCTGCTTCGCCTCGGAGAGGGTGAGGACGTCGATGTCGTCGGTGTCGACCGGCCACACCGTGAAGGTGCCGGTGGCGATGTCCGCCGCGGTGCCGGTGCCGGTCCAGCGGTACTCCCAGACGCCGTCCTCGTCGACCGCGAGGTCCTTGTAGTAGACGCCCGTCGAGGACTTGGTGATCGTGCCGCCCGCGTAGGTGTAGGTGCCCTCGGTGTTGCCGGACGGGTCGGTGACGACGAGGGTGACCGTGGTCGGGTCGGTGGCGGTGCCCGACACGGTGAACGTGTTGGTGAGCCGGACCGTGTCGCCGACGACGTGCCTGTCCGCCATCTAGCCCTCCTGGGGTGCGCTCTGGGCCTGGCCTGCGGTCTGGGGCGCGGAGGCGGCCTGCCCTGCGGTCTGCGGGGCGGATGCGGTGTGCGGGTCGGTGCGGGCCGCTGAGCCCGTCTGCGGCGCCCCCGTCGCCGCGGACGACGCCTGGCCTGCGGTCTGGGGCGCGGAGGCGGCGTCGGCGGTCGTGTTGACGGTGCCGTCGTAGGTGACGCCGGGGTGGTCGTAGCGGATACCCTGCGCGTCGTAGGGGACCGGCATCTCAGGCCCGGTCGGGGGTATCGAGCGAGAACCACGACAACGCCTCGGCGAACACGATGATCGCGTCAGGGTTCGACGGAAGGGTTGTGGCGACAGCCCCGGCGGTCGAGACGGTGATCCCGGCGAACCCGGCGGTCGAGCCGGTCGGGGTGTGGTAGCCGGCGATGTTCGCGGCGGTGTTGGTGGGCCGGTACCCGGAAGGCAGAGTGAAGATCGTCGTCCCGTCCGCTCCGCCCGTGGCCGCGCCGACGAGGAACACTCGGCTCCCGACCTTGCGGTAGGCGCACTTCTGCTGGCCGAAGCCAAGGTTGGCCCACGAGTTCTCGAAGGCGGGCTCGCCGACGCCGCCGACGTAGTGCCAGGTCTCGATGCCTGCCCCGGACAGCAGGTACGCCTCGATGGCCTCGACGGCATCGTTCACGTCCGCGTGGAACTGCGAATGGGTCCGAGCGCCGATCAGGTCGTCGGTCTCGTCGGTCGCGGACGGATTCGTGAAGCTGTCCGCCGATGAGGGGAAGCTGGTCGTCAACTAGACGCTCGGCGTGTAGTGAACGAGACACACCATGTTCGTGTGGCTCGACGTGAGCGCCAGTGACGGCAGCCGGCCGTTGTAGAACGGGATGTGGCTAACTCCGGTCCCGAAGGGGAGCGTGACCGGCCCGCCCCACCCGCCGTCGAAGCCGACGGTCGCCGCAGCACCCGAGCCGTTCATCACCGTGAGCCCCTGGAGTAGGAAGCTCGTGCTGAGGACAGTCGCCGTGTTGGTCGTGTTGTAGTAAGCCGTCACCTTGCGTTCGGTCTCAGCCATCTGGAAGCTCCTCAGATCGGTAGGTCGCCCCAGCGCTGTTGGAGCAGGTCGATGTTCTGGCGGGCGTGCCCGAACCGGAGGGCGGGGTCGGACTGCGACTCCAGGTGGACGACCACGGACTCGGCGACGTAGCGGACCGTGCCGCCCGCCTGCCGGTGCCGCAGGCACAGGTCCACGTCCTCGTAGCCGTTCCGGTAGCCCTCGTCGAAGCCGCCCAGCGCCTCCCACGTGTTGCGGGTGACGGCGAGGCAGGCGCCGGTCACCGCCGGCACCTCACCGGAGGGGGCGGGGCGGGTCCGGTTGTAGGCCTCCAGCAGCCCCTGGCGGCGCCGGAGGAACACCCCCGAGTGCTGGACCCGGCCGTCCGGGTAGAGGAGCAGGGACCCGGCGATCGTGTCGTCGTCCACGACGGCGAGGAGCGGGTCGAGCCATCCCGGCTGGGGGATCGTGTCGTCGTTCAGGAAGACCAGCACGTCGGCGTCGGTCCACTGGCGGGCGGCCTCGTTGCAGGTGAACCCGAACCCGTTGCCGTCGATGTCGTGCTCGACCCACACCTTGGCGTCCACGGCCGTGTCGTCCAGCGCCCGGAGGCACGCCTGCGCCATCTCGGAGCAGCCGTCCAGCGTCGGAATGATGATGGCGGCGGTCACACGCTCACCCGGATCGGGGCGGGGTCGCACACGAGCCCTTCCTCGCCGCAGAGGGCGAGCCAGTCCCGCTCGAGCTCGGCGTCGGTCTTGAGGCCCCCGGACCGCCAGTGGGTGCCGTGCATCGGGTGGATGTCCGACGCCTCGTAGGCGGCGCGCCCCTGCCGCAGCTTGCGGGTCATCTGCTCCAAGCTGCGGTACTGGAAGTGCCGGTACTCCAGCACCCCCACCCTCCGCGCCTCGGGCGGGCAGCGGGGGGACACGTCGTGGTTGCCCATGTCGATGATGCGGTCGGGGCCGGCCCGGAACGCGACCTTGGCGAGCTGCTGGGTGTTCGGGCGACGCCACGGCGAGAACGGCCCGCCGCTCTGGTCCTTGACGATGTGGTCCCACCCGCCGCACGCCAGCGTGTCCACGCCCTCGGGCTGGCGGGCGAACGCCTCGGCGATGGTCCCATCGACCGCGTACCACACCTCATCCGCGTCGAACGGGAGCACCCATTCCGCGCCCTGGTCGTAGGCCATGCGGGCGAGCCGACTCATCTTGGCGGTCTGGTAGTAGCCGGGCTCGGTGTCCTCGACGACCGTGACCCGATCCCCGAACCCCTCGAGGATCGCCCTGGTGCCGTCGACCGAGAGGTTGTCGGCGACGATCAGGTGGTCCACGCCCTCGGCGAGAAGGTGGGCCAGGACGGTGCCGATCACGTCCTCCTCGTCGCGGACCATCGACACGGCGAACACGCTCACAGGCGGTCCCACTCGGCCTCGTCCTTGCTGGGTTCGGCGTACCTGATCCGGTACTCATCCCGCCGCCGTTGGCCCTCGAGCCTGGCCTCGAACTCGGATGCTTCGATGCCCGCATCGACGGTCATGCTCAGGCTGGGGCACGTTGGGATCGGTCCCGTGACCCGCCACGCCCAGCCCGTATCGACCTCCCGGACTTCCGCTTCGTAGCCCACGTCGGGAAGATGCGAGACGTACTCCTGGGTCCTTCTCACGCTGCTGACCTCCTGCGCTGTAGGGGTCTGGCCGGCACCCCGGCCACGGTCGTGCCCGAAGGCACGTCTCCGATGACGACCGCCCCGGCGCCCACGACGCAGCGGTCCCCGATCGTCACGAGGTTCGAGACGACCGCGCCCACCCCGATCAGGCAGCCCCGGCCGATGGTCACGTCCCCGGCGATGTCCACCCCCGGCGACACGGTGGTGAAGTCCCCGACCGTGCAGCGGGTGATCGTGCAGCCCGCGCCCACATGGACGTGCTCGCCGAGCTGCACCCCCGGCCCCAGATGGGTCCCCGCGCCGATCACCGTCCCCGCCCTCGCGGTGACGGACGGGGCGAAGCTGGCGGACGGGTGGATCATCCGCAGCGCCCTGGCGGGCTGGCGGCGGGCGATGCGGAGGCGGGTCTCCGGGTCGTTCACCCCGACCGTCCACCGCTCGCCCTTGAACGTCTGGCACGGCGGGTAGGAGCAGATGCCGTCGTCGTGGAACTCGACCTCATAGTTGTTGGCCCGGGCGATGGCGGCGATGTCCTGTCCGTGGCCTCCGGCCCCGAGAACATGAACCGTCAGGCGGGCCACCTACGGCCTCCAGCCCTCCGAGCCCATCCCGCCCTCGAACCCGATGTGCTCGCACCTCGGCGGGTCATTCGGCCCGCCCCAGTAGCCGAAGGACAGCCCCCGCTCGCGGCACTGACCCGACAGGAGCGACTCCACCCCCGGCTCGAGCGACCGGAGCAGCGAAGCCCTCGCGACCATCGGGTTGAGCCAGAACCCGGCCCGGTGCTGGCACCAGCCGCCCCGGTCGATGAGGCCAGGGATCGTCGCCAGCACCGACCCGGCGCGCCGTTCCTCGGCGTTCCAGGGTTGGCGGGCCAGGACCATGTTCGCGACCCGCGGGTTGGCGTCCATCACGTCCGCCATCGCGTCGAGCGGGGCGTCGTGGATCACGAAGTCCTCTTCAACGTGGAAGACCCATTCGTCCTCGTCGGTGAGCGCCCCCCACGCCTGGGTCAGGTTGGCGGTCAGGCCCTTGCGTTCCGGGCCGGTGGTCAGGCGCTTGGCGAAGTTGACGTAACCAGTGGTCGGCTCGACGTAGACCGGCCAATCCGGCATCTCGCAACCGTCGCAGGCGCAGATGATCCGATCGAAGGCGGGACGCTCGAAGCTGGTCAGCGACTTGAAACACTGCCTGAGGTACCCCCACCGCCCGTGCCCCATGATGATGAGGGTCCAGCGGCGTCGGGGCTTCTCGCCGCGTAGGGGCGCGGTGCTGTCAAGGTTGAGAGGCATGGCTTCTCCTGCGCTGTAGGAGTTAGTGGTCCTCCGGGGGGTCAGAACTGGGAGCAGCGCCTCCGCTCGCCTGTCCCCCCCGGAGGGCCAACGTGCGCCCCCTTGCGCTGCGGGGGCAGAACTCAGGCGGCGGTGAGCTTCACCATCGGCCACTTCGCCTCGAACGCGGCCCGGTCGGCTTCGATCCGGTCCTCCCACCATTCGGGGGTGTCGGTCTGGGAGCCGCCGTCGATGTGGAGGCAGCGGGCGTCGTGCACCATCCCGTACCAGCCGCCCGCCTTCTCGATCTGGAGGACGAGGTCGTTGTCGCCGTACCACCAGGCCATGTCCTCGTCGAACCGGAACCCTCCGGCGATCCACTCGGCCCGCAGCGCGAACGCGAACCCGGCGAGCCCCCCGGTGCCGTCGTACCGGTTGGCGCAGATCCCCCGCAGGGGGGAGACGCCGGTCCCGGGACGGCCGTCGTAGTTCGGGCAGGCCGCCATCAGGCCCGGCTGGGAGCGGAGGCCGGCGACGAGCCGGCGGACGCAGCGGGGCCCGAGCTGGACGTCGTTGTTGAGGAACACGACATCGGCGAGGCCGTGGTGCCGGTCGAGGGCCTCACCGATGCCGGCGTTCCACATGTGGGAGATGCCGGGGGCGGCGGAGGCGTCGAACACGGTCGCCTCGGTCTGGCCGGCGAGCCACTCGACCATGTCGGGGTCGGTGGAGCCGTTGTCGAACAGCAGCACGTCGGTCACCGCGCCCTGGCCGACCAGCTGGCCGACGAGGTCGCGGGTCATGGTCAGGTTGTCCTTCACCGGCACCACCACCGTCACCGCGGAGGCGGACGGGGTGCGGAGGTCCCGGTAGAGGGTCTCGGTGATCCACACCTCCTTCATGTGGGAGGTCTTGACCCCGGTGTGGACGTGGACCGGGAAGCCGTGGCGGCGGACCCGCAGGCAGAACGACATGTCCTCGCCGAACTCGCGGCCGTCGACCTCGAGCAGCGAGAACCAGCGGTCTCCCTCGGCGTCCCGGATGGCCTCCAGGCAGGACCGGTGGACCATCAGGAACGCGGCGCCGGTCGCGCCCACCTCGATCAGCGAGTCGGGCGGGTAGGTGTAGCGGGTGTCGTACGCGCCCTCACCGACCGTGTTCCAGCTGTAGAGCGTCGGGAACCAGTCGCACTCGACGGCCCGCTGCGGCGACACCCCGACCCCCTTGGAGCCGAAGCACAGCCCGCCGAGGATCGGGATGCCGGTCTCGTCCATCGTCTGGGCGAGGAACTCGACGGCGGGCGGGTCCCAGCCCATGTCCGAGTCGATGAGCATGAGCAGGTCGGCGTCGGGGTGGCCGTCGAGGAACGCGGCGCACACCTGGTTGCGGGCCTGGTGCAGCCGGCCCGCGCCGGCCATCGACTTGATGCGGGCCGGGCGGCCGTCGGCGGTGACGATCCGGCGGCCCTGGTCGTAGAGGAGGGTGTCCTGGACGGAGTCCTCGTAGCTGGAGGCGACGTGGCCCGGGTTGATGTTGGCGAGGACCACCTTGGAGTCGCCGGGCCGGTTGACCTCCGACAGGCGCTGCTGCCAGTCGGTCACGCCGCGGTGAAGTGGTCCGGGAAGAGCTCGACCGCCCGCTTCACCGCCGGGTCGTTGTCCTCGTAGACGAGGCCGAGGTCCTCGGCGTAGAAGGTGGCGTCGGGTCCGTCGTCGCGGGCGAAGACGCCGTCGATCGGCTTGACGAGCGTGTAGGACTTGGGCTTCGCCATCAGGCGGCCTCCTCGGTTCTGCGGGTGGTGCGCTTCTCGCCGGGGGCGGCGGTGGCCGCCTCGACCTGGGAGTCCCGGCGCAGGTACGTCGGCCACCGGTCGATGATGGCGGCGCCCTCCGGGTCCTCGGAGTCGACGACCTGGTTCTGCTCGAGGCCGACCTCGCGGCCGAGGGCCTCGACGTAGAGGACGGCGTTGCGGCGGACGCGGTACAGGGCCATGCGCTGCTGCTCCTTCGGTTGGGGTGACGGGGGCGGGGCGGGAAGGTGCGCCCCGCCCCCGTCAGGGTGGTCAGGCGCCGGGGTTCTGGGACAGCACGAACGCGGTCACCGAGGTGACGTCCGCGCCGACCCGGAAGTAGGCGTACAGGCCGACCCGGCCGTCGAACAGCGCGTTGCCCGCCGACTGGAGGTAGCCCCCGTTGACGATGGACACGCCGACCCGGTCGACGATGTTGTAGAACCCGAAGTCCCCGTAGATGAACGCCGTGTTGGTCACGGTGGACAGCGCGGTGGACATGTCGGACACCTCGTAGGCGGGCTTGCCCAGGATGTTCGACGCCAGCGGCTCGTCGAAGCGGCTCGACCAGGTCGAGTAGCTGGACGAGCCGAGCAGCCGGGCCCGGTTCAGGTAGGTGAGCGACCCGATCCACGACGCCCCCGGCTGGAAGCGGGGGTCGAGCGTGTTCTGGGCGTTCACGACGTCGGTGGCGGTCATCGCCGAGTTGGTGGCGTGCGCCGACCAGCGCGACGACTCGGCGTTGACCGAGGTGACGACGCCCTTGGGCTCGTTGGTGCCGGAGCCCTTGGTGAACTTCGTCGCCTCGAATCGGTCCTTCGCGTCCGCGATCCAGCCCGGCAGCTGGGAGGTGAGCCCGTCGATGTCGGCGAGCGCCTCCACCGTGATCGGGATCGTCCCGTGCGCCTTGGCGACCGTGATCGCCTTCTGGGTGAAGGTGGGGGCGATGTCGGTCGAGTCGCCGCCCTCCGTCGAGGTCGCGAAGGTGATCCCCGCGCTGGTGACGCCGTTCCACACGTTCGTGTTGATCGACACCACGTTGGAGATGCGCCGGTACGGGTTGGCGGTGCCGGCGTTGACCAGGATCACCGTCGGGTCGAGGTGCGCCGGGATCAGCGCACCGCCGTTCGCGGCGGTCAGGGTGATGCCCCGCTCCGGGTCATAGCGCATCGCGTAGTTCTGCGCGACCTGGAGGGCGTGGCGCTCGTCGGGCTCGATCGCCCAGTCCTGGCCGGCGACCAGCTTCGCCCAGCCCCGCGTGTAGGCGTCCGAGGAGTGGACGAGGAGGTACTCGTCCATGCCGCGCATGTGGACCGGGTCCGACCTGGACAGGGCGAGCTTGCGCTCCGCCTCGGTCTGGCCGTCGCCGTCCATCCGCTTGTTCTCGCCGATGGACCGCTTGGCGGCCTCGTAGTAGCCGACCTCGCGCTGGTAGGTCTCGTCATAGGGGTCCTGCTCGCGGATCACGTTCAGGCCCTGCGGGGGCTGGAAGCCGGGCTCGACGGCGCCGGCCTCGAAGTTGCGGAGGACCTCGACGCGGGCCGCGTACTCGGCGGCGCGGGTCCAGTCCTCGTCGTGGCGGGCGCGCAGCTCGTCGAACTCGGTGTTGAGCTCGGCGTAGCGCTCGGCGTCCTCGGTGCTCAGCTCGCCGTCCTGGTCGGCGAGGCCCAGGATCTCGTCCCGGAGCTCGACCAGGCGGGCGGCCTGCTCGTTCAGGTTCATGGGGTGATGCCTCGCAGTTCGAGGGCGCGGAGTCGGCGCTCTCGAGCGGTGACCGTGGAGTGCGGCTGCGGCTCCGGGTCGGTGGTGGTGGCCGGCTCCCGGTCGGGAGTGGCGGTGCTCGGGACGATGAGGCCGCGCCGGGCCCGCCAGTCGTCGGTGAGCGAGATCGAGCGGACCCCGGCGGTGGCGCCGGAGTACGCGGGGAACGTGACCGGGCCGAACTCGTAGAGCTGGACCTCGGTGACGGTGCGCTCGGGGATGCCGTCGGGGTTCTCGGCGGACCGTTCGGGGTGGTCCTGCCAGGTGTCCTTGAGGACCCGGAACCGGAACGACGCCCCGTAGGCCTTGGAGCGGAGCCCGGAGAGGATCAGGGCGGGGATCCCGTCGAACAGGGGCACCTCGTAGCGGGCGCCGTAGTCGTCCTCGACGACCGTCTCGGGCGGGCCGAGGATCTGGTCGCCCATGGTGGGGTCGTGGCCGTGGTTGAACAGCACCTTCACGGCCCGGAGGTTCTCGGCGATGGTCTTCGCGAACGCGCCCCGCTTGAGGCGCTCCATGAACCGGCCCTCCCAGACGCTGTCGATCTCGGTCCACTGGTCGAACACGGCGAAGTGGCCGGTCAGGGTGCTGCCGTCGTCTCCGGTGCCGACCTCGGGGGCCTCTCTCACCGCACGGACGAGGTCGGTTCTGGGTGCGTCCATCAGTTCGCTCCGTTGGTGGAGGGCTGCGCTGACGCCCCGTTCGTGGTGGTGGGTGTTCCGTCGGCCCCGGGGGGCTGGAGCTGGACCGGGACGAGCCCGGTGTGCCGCAGAAGGCTGAGGTCGCCTCCGGTGACGGCCTGGATGACCGTGGCCGGGTCGTAGCCGCCGTCGGTGAGCTGGCGGATGGCGGCGGCCTGGGTGGAGAGCACCTCGGCGGCGTCCTTGGCGTCCTCGTGGAGGAACGCGACGTCGGTGGTGTCGTACCACAGCTCCGCGCCGGCCGGGACCGACACGAGCGGGGCCAACGCTTCGCACATGAGCCGCCAGGACGGGTACGCGTACTGCTCGCCGAACTGCCTTCTCGCCTGGCCGAAGTTCCCGGCGTTCAGCGCGGAGCCCTGGAGGCCCTCGGAGATGCCGAGCACCGCGGCGGGGACCCGGGCCCGCATGGCGATGCGGGTCTCGCCCGCGCCCTGGACCGCCTTGTAGTCGAGGTCCCGGAAGTTGGCGCCGATCGGGATGGCGTGCCCGCCGCCGAACAGGTGCAGCGCCTTCCAGGCGTTGGACACGCCCTCGTGCTTCTGGCGGAACAGCTCAACGAGCTGCTCGGCCTTCTTCTCGCCGTCCGCGCCCCTCGTGAACTCCGGCGGGTACTCGATCGCGAAGCTGGGGGTCGCGCCCCGCTCCAGGTAGCCGGCCTTGTGCTCGGTGAGCTGCCGGTCGGTGTCGATGTCGCGGAGGACCTGCTGCAGCCAGGACTGGCCGACGAACCGGTTGAGCGGGGAGGGCTCGGGGGCGTAGTGGGCGACGTCGGAGGGGAGGAACATCTGCGGCTGGTACTTCTTGCCGTTCCCCGGCAGGTAGATGTAGCCGACGACCGTCGCGTCGGGGGCGTCGGGGATCTCGTAGCGGTCGGCCTGGTTGGAGCCCAACACGATCGACATCCAGTCGGGCCGGACACGGTGCAGAGCGCCGCCGATCCGCACCCGGTAGCCGTTCCCGGCCAGGCTGGCGTCCTGCTCGAAGCGGGCCAGGACCGTCCCGGTGGTCTCGTCCGGTGTCGGGCGCTCCAACGGCAGCAGGGCGTCGGTGCCGTACATCGCCCGGTCCGACAGCTGCCGCCACTTGAACCGGGCCTCGGAGATCAGCCACATGCGGGCCGCCATGCACCCGGCGACGATCCCGTTGCGGTCGTAGACCTGGCGGACCATCCCCTCGAAGCTCGACGGCGGGCCCTCGGCGGGCACCCCCGGCGGGGGCTGGGAGCCGCCGAGGTTCGACAGCGGGTAGGTGAACCCGCCGAAGGAGAAGCTGATGTCCTTGACGAGGTCCGAGATCGAGTACCGCTCGAGGTCGTCGGCCCGGTTGAGGCGCCGGGTGAGGAGCGTCACGACTCACCCCTCTCCCAGACGACGGCGGCGAACAGCGCCAGGACCAGCCCGCCCCACACGACCCCCACCCAGACGGTCCACAGGGCGAACCCGGCCGCCATGACCAGACCGCCGACGAGGATCAGGGCCTCCTCGAGGGTCACGAGAACGCGAACCCGACGAAGCTGTCGGCCTGCTGGGTGGCGTGCCACATGGCCCGGTCGTGCGCCACCACCGCGGCCACCGCGGCGTCGATCTTGCGGGGCGAGCTCTTGGAGTCCTTCACGATGACGTGCCCCTCGTTGACCTGCTTGGTGACGGCGTTGCCGAGGTGCCGGCCCAGCACCTCCGAGCCGTCATGGGTGAGCGTCCGTTCGGTGACCGCCGCGTAGAACCGGTTGCAGGCGGGAGCCATCCGCGCCCTCGAGAACGTCGGGAACCGGACCACGACCTCCCCGTAGCGTTCCTCCCACCGCTCCATCTCCGACTCCCACTTGGGCGGGTCGGCGGCGAACTCGGCCACGTCCCAGCGGCGCATCGACTCGCCAACGACGGCGTCGACCTCGTCGCGGGGGACCGTCCAGCCGGGCGGGTGGTCCTTGGACTCCCACGCCCTGACCACGAACAGGTGCGCCCGCTCCCCCTCGTCGGGGACGGTGCAGCCGATCAGGGCGGTGGAGTCGTCGGTGTAGGACCCGTCGAAGCCGAGCACCACCCGCGCGCCCTCACCGGGTTCGGGCCCGACCTCCAGGGCGTCCCACGCGCCCGCCGGCAGCCAGGCGGTCGCGGAGGTCACCCACTGGTTGAGCCGCTTCGTGCGGTACTCGTTCTCGGGGGTGGACTGGACGGCGGCGTCGAAGTCCTCGGCGGAGACGATGTCGTCGAAGCCCGGGTTCGCCGACCGCCACGTCTTCGGGTCGCGGTGGTCCGCCCCGTCCGGGGCCGACCACCAGGAGAAGAAGAACGACGGGTCCTGCGCCTCGCCGCTGGCGACGGCGCGCCCGTGCTGCCACAGCCGGTGGCACAGCGACGGGTTCCCGAACCGGTCGGTCATCACCCCCGCCGTGGTGATCCCCAGCAGCAGCGGCTCGGCGCGCGCCCCCGACGCCAGCGACATCACGTTCCACAGCTCGTCGTTGGGCTGGGCGTGCACCTCGTCGAACGCCACCAGCGTCGGGGACAGCCCCTCCTTCGTGAACGCCTCCGCGGACAGCACCCGGTACACCGACCCGGTCAGCGGCACCTCGATCGCGTCCCGGTACAGCTTCGACGCGCCCGCCAGCTCCGGCTCGAGCTCGATCATCCGCTTCGCCATCCCGAACACGATCCGGGCCTGGTCGCGGTCCGCGGCGCACGAGTACACCTCGCCGCCCTCCGGGCCCAGGAACAGCGACCAGAGCGCCACCCCCGACCCGAGCGCCGACTTGCCGTTCTTGCGGGGCAGCCCGATCAGCGCACGGCGGTGCCGGCGCATCCCGTCGGCCCGCCGTGCCAGCAGAGCCGACAGGAGGTCCCGCTGCCAGGGCCGCAGCACCAGCGGCTCGCCGACCCGGCCGGCGACGGTGTCCTTGGTCTGACGGCACAGCTTCTCGACGAACTCCGAGGCGAACTCGCCGTCACCCCGCCTTCTGTCCGCCAGCGGAACCTTCGTCGCCCACCTTGGCTTGCTTGGCACGGAGGTCCTCCAGGTGCGAACGGGCCTTCACCTCCGCCAGGCCCAGCCGGGCCCGCTCCGCCGGGTTGAACCCGAGCGTCCCCGCCTCCACCGACACCGCCTTGAGCGCGGCCAGCACATCGGACGGCTTCGCCTTCGGGTCGGCCTTGAGCTCGGCGTAGTGCTCGAGCGCCTCCCGCAACACGGCGATCGCCAGCGTGTCGGACTCGGCCAGCCAGGCGGCCCCCGCTGCGAGCGACCGCTCGAGGGCCTGCTCCACCGTCAACTCGAGGGCCGGCGAGTCGATCGGCGGCACGGCCACCAGGTCGGTCTTGGGGAGCCGGTCGGCGCGCGCCGTGCCCCGGCGCTTCTTCGCCTCGTTGGGGATCGGCGGGCGGCCACCCTTGCCCTTAGGCGGCCCTGGCATCGTCGATGTCCCGCGCCCCTCTTCGGCTGTTGCAGATGAAGTGCGCCAGGGCGACGTTCTCGGGCACGTGCTGGCCTCCGGCGCTCAGGGGGATGAGGTGGTCAATGGTCGGGTCGAGTGGACGGCATCTGGACTCGCGATTGGGCACGACGCCGCCACAGAGATGACAGATCCAGTTATCTCGGACGGCCACCTCGCGCAAGGTGACCGACGCGATGGCCCATGCACCTGAGGAACGTTCTCGGTACCTGCGGTCCCGCTTGAACGCTCGAACGTTGCACTCGGTAGAGCAGAACTGCTTGCCCCAAGCCGTGGCCCCCACAAACAGTTGACCGCACTCCCGACAGAACCCGTAGGTCACCGGGATGGACCTCTTGCGTCGCGAACCGTCGATCGCCCAGTGCTCCTCACAACAGTGCGACCGTCGTGGACTGCCGGTGTCCCTCCCGCACCAACCACACGACCGGTTCCGCGGAGGCGCGGGCAGAACCCGAGGCCAAGGACTCGACGGGGTCCGTTCGATCGCCGCCAGCCGAGAGCCGCAAGCCTTCGAACAGCAACGAACGTAGTTGTCGCCCGTCTCCCGACGACGTCTGGCGGGCGCGCGGACGGCGTCGAACCATCCGGCGCACATGGCGCACGGACGGCGGCGCGGTGCCTTCCACCGACAGAGGCGCGAGCAGAACTCCTGGGAGTGGTGGCTCTTCTCGAATGGCTCGAGACAGACCCAGCATCGCTCCCAGCCGAAACGGCGACCGATAGCGTCCGGCACGTCGGCACCTCCTGGGGTGTCGGCCAGAGCCGGGGCTGTTCACGCAGCGCCCGGCTCACTTAGTTCTCAGTCGTTCCCAACTTCTGGCATCGCCTGCGAAAGGGGGCGAGGGTGCTGCTGCGTCGGGGGGTCGGCCGTTACCCCCCCTCCCCCCTACCCCGGGGTGGGGTACCGGGACGGCATGGCGGCGCGCCCACGCTCTGGGTGGAGCGAAGGTTCGTTGCGCGTGGCGCAGTGGTGGGTGTGGGGTGGGGTGGGTGGGGGGTAGGGGTGGGGGGTACCTGGGGTGGGGGGGTGGTGCCCTGCCCTCGGTGTCCCCTGCCCCTGTCCCCTGCCCTGTCCCGGTGGTGGTGGGTGGGGTGGGGGGGGGTGTGCCCCTGCCCCCTCGGTCTGCCCCCCTGCCCCTGTCGGTGTGGTGCCCCTGCCCTCGGTGGTGGGG